GGGGCACGCATGCGACATGCTTGTCTGGCTGTGGTGACCTCCGCTTAGGTGGTACGCCATGACACGCGACGCGCAGGCCCGCGCGAGGCTCGTGGAGAGCGCGCTTCGCGAAGCTGCTCATTGGCACACCATATCGCATGCCGACGCACAGGCCACACGTATGGATGCCAGGCATCGCGCTGGCTTCCGCGACCCGTCCAAGGGCTCGTGGTGTGCCGCCGGCCTCACGGCAGCCATGGAAGACGCCGGGCTCGTGGTGCCGGAGCCCGGAACGTCGGCAAGGCGTGGGGCGATCGCGCTGCTGGACTTCGTGGCTCGCGAAGGAGTCATCTCGTGCCGCGTGCACCTCAATGAGCCGCGCCTATGTACGCAAGACGATGTCCGCAAGGCCGTGCAGGTGTGGGCCGAGCCTGGCGACATCATCGCGTGGCTCCAGCACCCGCTTGGCAAGGACCCGGCAGGCTGGCGCCGTGGCCACGTGGCCGTGATCGTCGCGGTGGACACCGAGTCCATTACCACGGTCGGCTGGAACGAGGGTGAGGCGCCGGGCCGAGTGATGCGGCGGCGCCTGTGGCGGGACCCCGCGCGCAAGCACGGAGTCGAGCGCGTCCACCGTCGCGATACCGTCCTCTACCGGCGCCCCGGCGGGCTCTACGGGATCGCGCGGCCGGTGGCGCGGTGATCCGCGACGAGGTGCGCCTACGCGTCGAGCGGCGCGTCCAGGTCTACCGTCTGATCGACGACGTGTCCGGGCTGTTGGCGCGCGACGGATCCGGAGAGGCGATCGACCTCGGCGGGTTCCAGCGCCGCAGCCAGGCCGAGCGGGCGGCGCGGCTGCTGGAGGCCGAGGTCAGGCGCAGGTTGCGGACGGGCGTGGTACCCTCGCCGGCATGAGCCGCTTCCGCAGCACCACGCTCGAGCCCACGGTCCCAGGCCGCACCCTGCCCGGCCTCACGCTCGACGTGGACGCGCTCCGGCGCCGTGACGGGCTGGCCCTCGAGGACGAGCTCTATCGCCAGGAGCGCGCGCTCAGGGGGGTGGCCCCGGGCGATCTGGACGGGTTCGCCGCCCGGCTGGGTGCGCTGGAGGCAGCGCTCCGCTTCGGCCGGCCGGTGGCCAGCTACGAGGGCACGACGCCGGCGGCGGTGGCGCCAATGATCACGACGCACGCGGCCGGGATCGCGGCGCTCGGCAACGTGACGACGACAGGGATCGTGTACACCTTTGCCGAGCCGCTGGCGTCGGCCCGCTACTGCTTGGCGTACACGCTCCAAGGCACGGGCGCCAACGGCGTGCAGCACCAGCTCGACACGCAGACGATCACCGGATTCGTGCTGCGGTGCAAGACTGGCGGTGGCGGCACAGTGAACCCGCAGACGACGGTCTGGACGTTCTCCTTTGTCGTCCTGGCCCTGGAGTGACCGATGCAGCGATCGACACTAGGACGCCTGCGCGAGCAGGCACGCAAGCAGGTGCAGCCGTCCGTCTCGGTGCGCCGCCTGGGTATCACGCTCCAGGTGCACGGCCAGGATCTCGGGCCCGGCGTGGTTCAGCTCGGGCCCGCGCGACTGGAGATCCCCGCGTGCCGCGTCCACCACGGGCTGCTCTACCTCGTGACCGACGAGCGCGCCGGCACCGTCGAGATCGCCGTGGACGACGCCTCGCGCGAGTGGGGCGGGACGCTGCCCGGCCGTGAGGTGCTGCTACTCGGTGCGGCCCAGGGCGAGGACGTGCACCTGCACCGCGCCGTGGTGGCGCGTGGGCGCGACGAGGCGCCGGTCACAGAGCTGCCGCGAGCGAGGACGATCGCCGAGGTGCTGGACGAGCGGCCGGTCAAGGTGGCACCCTCGGTCGCATGACCGAGACCACCTTGACTCGCCTTGCCCTGCCCCTGGCCGCGCTGGCCTTTTTCGCGGCCGTCATCCTGTCCGGCGGCTGCGCCATGTCCGAGCCTGCTGGCGCCAAAGAGCGCCCGGCCGTGGCTCAGCCCGAGGCGCCGAGGCTCGCGACCGTGCAGCCGGTCGACCCGCCGATCTGCCAGGGCTACCACGACCTGTACGATTGCCAGGTGGTGATGTGCGATCCCCCCGTCGCCAACTGCGGCCAGAACATCGGCGGTGACCAGGACTGCGACGGTGTGGACGAGACCGGATTCACCGGCCCGCGCGACAACTGCGCGCTGGTCTGCGACCCGACGAACACCGACACGGACGGCGATGGTCGCGGCGATGTCTGCGATTCCTGCCCGCTGTCCCCACTCGACGATGCGGACGGCGATGGCATCTGCGAGGACACGGACAACTGTCCGGCGCACACCAACGCCGGGCAGGAGGACGCGGACGCGGACAGCGTGGGCGATGCCTGCGACCAGCTCGACGGCGACCCGGGCCAGGCCAGCGAGCAGCGGCCGGATGGCTGGCCGGACGTCAACTGCAACGGGATCGCCAGGCCCGACGAGGGTACGTGTACCGGGCTCGCGGCGAACCTGCTTTCACTGGTGACCGTGTGCTCGTCGCTGCTGGCCGACGACGTGCCGTGCGATAGCTACGTGGACACGACCGGCGGGAGCTCCACGTCCGCGGTCTGCAACGCCAGCGTGGCGCACGACCTGGATATGGACGGCTGGGGCAACGCATGCGACAACTGCGACAACACGTACAATCCAGGCCAGGCGGACGGGGACGCGGACGGCACTGGGGACGCGTGCGATAGCTGACGCTGTGGTAGCGTCGGCGGATGGCGAATCGACCAATCCGCTTCGGCCAGGCCCAAGGCCTGGAGATCACCGCAGACCGCTACGCGCAGGGCCACGAGCGGCTCGAGAACGCCGAGATCGATCTCGATGACGTGATCCGCAAGCGCGACGGTGCCAAGAGCGTGCCGCTCACGCGCGACGGTGGCGCCGTGCTCGAGCAGCCCGTCGACCTGTTCTTCCGCGCTCGCGAGCTGGCCGTGTCAGACGGAGAGCGACTCTACGCACAGCGGACATGTGCACTGGAGCCGGCAGCGTCCACCGGCAGTTTCGTGGAGCGAGGCGCGTGGAGTCGTGGGACGCTCCAGGAGAGCGTGGGCGCGCAAGAGGCTGTGACCGTGGTGCTCTCTGCCGTGCGCCTCGAGATGCCACCGGACGAGGACGGCCACACGTGTGCGTTGGAGGCGTGGACCACGAGCGGTGCCGTGGGCGTGCGAGCGCGCAACCTCGGCGACGGGCTGGAGGACGTCGTCACAGTGGACGCTGCCGGATCGCAGGTGCGCGGAGGCATGGTTGACACGCTCGGCCCGGTACAGCAGGGCCTGTTGAGTTGGCAGACAACGAGCCCAGCCGACACGATACAGCGAATCGTGTGGCTGCCGGGACAAGTGGCCCTGGCCGGCCAAGGCACCGTGTTTGCGGCGGTCATGGTCGGCGATCCAATCAAGCGATGGGACTTCGCGGGCGAACCCACGCTGAGTGGCGGGTTCGGTGTTTGGTGTGCGATCACGGGCACGCAGACGCTGTCGGTGCGCGCCCGAAGGAGCAGCGACGGACTCAATACAGCAGTCCTGGCGATTGCTCTACCAGCGGTGAGCACGGCCCGGCGGGCTGCGGCGATAGCGATCTCGCCGACGCCGATCTCGTCCGACGTGTACCGGATTACGGTCGCGGCGGGGTACCAGGCGGGCGGGAACGAGCGCTACGCGTTCGCCTCGGTCAACTACGACGTCGCGGCCAACACGCTGACCCTCGTGGCCGGGCCCACGCAGAGCACGGCCACGATCCTGGGGACCATGACGGCGCTGGCGATCGCTGCCTCCCCCATCAACCCAACGACGGAAGTGCACGCGCTGGTCGAGCGAGACAACAGCGGCACCTCGACCCAGCTCCACGTGGGCACCTACGGCGTGGGCGACACGCTCTTGCGCACGATGCACCGGTGCGGGCTCGTGAGCCAGTTTCGTAGCGTCCAGTCGAACCTGCGTGCGCACCGCAATCTCGTCGTGATCTGCGAGATGTCTGAAGCCCTGCTCGCCAACGGCTACTTCCTCTGCGAGCCTTTTCGGCCACCTGGACCATTTAGCGGCGCGTTGCCGTACGAGGTCTACGGGCGTGCGTGGGTCGGGCAAGCGCGGGTGACGCGCGGCAATGTGGTCGGAACTCAGTCCCTTGTGGGCGCGGGCGACGTGCTGCTCTTCGCAGCCGAGGGGCGAACAGATCCGGGCGAGACGCTCGCGCGCCAGGTGGCTCAGGCTCGCTTCGAGCTCCAGCGCACGCCGATGCCGCCGGCCTCGCTCGACCGCTTCGTGGTGCAGGCCATGGGCGGCTTTGCCCGCTTCTACGACGGCGTGGTGTCCGCGGAACACGACTGGCACACGCTGCCAGTGATCACCGCGGTCGGCAACGCCGGCGGTGGGCTCACGGCCGGCGCGCGCTACACCGTGGCCGTGCAGTTCTGGTGGCCCGACGCGACCGGGCGTGAGCACCGATCCGCGTTCTCGGCCTTCTCTGTCGTGTTGGCCGCGGGCCAGGGCACGGTCACGGTCACGATCAATACGCTCCAGATCACCGAGCGGTTCGGGGTGCGCGCGCTGACGTATATCAGCGACGCGAACGGCGCAATCCTGTACCGGCGTAGCAGCGACCCGATCGGCAGCGACCGGACCACGAGCACGGTCGTGGTGATCCCGATTGTCGCGGTGGACACGAGCGCAGAGCAGCTCGACACTGAATCGATTGGCGGGGACCAGGCTTCGATTACGGGGTTCTGCGCGCTTGCCGGCGGACGGCTGTGGGCCCCAAGCTCTCGGCGCGCCAACCTCGCGCAGTTCTCCGCGTTCCCGACCGAGGGTTTTACGCCGCGATGGGATATCGACTCGTTGGTCGAGTTCCCGGAGGCGCCCACGGTGATTCGCGAGTTGGAGGGGCGGGCGATCGTGCTCGGCCGCACCCGGGTCTCGGCGCTACTCGGCGACGGACCCGACAACACCGGAGGCGGCGACGACTATGCCGTCAAGGACGTGCCCACGCCCCTCGGCGGGCGCTCGCAGGCCGGCAGCGCGCAGATGCCGCTCGGACTGCTCTACGACAGCGGCCGCGGCCCACGGCTGCTCGACCGGGGGCTGAGCGTGCAGGATGTGGGGGCGGCCGTGTCGCGCGAGTACGACCTGGAGGGCGAGACCGTGCGCAGCGCCGCCTTTGACGCCTCGCGGGGCGTGGTGCATCTCGTGGGCGCGCAGTCGGGAGAGGTGCTGCTCTTCGGGTCCGAGACGCTGCGCTGGGCGCGCGACGTGCGCGACAGCGCGGTCATGGCGGTGGCGGTTGACGAGCGCGGGCAGCCGGCGTGGCTGCGTGCCGAGGACGTGCTCGTGGCGGTCGCTGAGCCCAGCTATCCGACGCTCACCGGCTGGCTGTTCGCGTCGGCCGGCATCGTGCCGGCCCACGCCTACAACCCACGCCGCCTCGCCGACCATGTGACCGGGGATCCGCTCGTGGTCGAGGGCGCCGCCACGGTCGTGCCCGTAACAGGCGCCCCAGGCATTCTGGGCTCGCGCGCGCTGCGCACGGCCAACCTCAACGGCGAGGCTCTGCGGGCTACGGATACCACGATCGGTGCGATCTCTACGAGCCTTGCTGGGGCGGCATTCGTGCGCCTGAGGAGCGCGGCCGCGGGCTGCGTGCTCGGCAAGCAGAATGGAGTCCTGGAGGGCTGGAGCGTGCTCCATGACTCGGGCACGGGCTATCAGGTGCTCGTAGCCAACAGCGCCGGCGTCACGTCTACGTCGAGCCTCACGCTGGCGAGCTCGGTGCTCGACGTCTGGCGCGTTCTCGTGTGGTTGATCGACCTGGTGACCGGAGACGTGCAGATCGCCTCGGATCTCGAGGTGGGCGCCGCCACCGCGCTGCCAGCGGGCACGCTCGAGGCCCTCGGGATTCCGCTGCGCTTCGGTGACGCGCGCCTGCCGCCGAGCACTGTGCGTGCAATCGACGGCGACAATGGCGGTGTGGTGCTGTGGCGCCCATCCGCGCCGGCGTCGCTGGATGTGCTCGCACTCGCTCAGCAGCTCAAGACCGCGTGGGACAGCGCAGCCGGTATTCCGACCACGCGCGACACACGCGACGGGGACGTTGCGCAGCGCCTGCTGTTCTCGAGCGGCTGGCTCCGCGCCGAGGACGCGCAGGGCTCCACGCACCTGGCGTTCCGCCAGACCGCCGCGCGGTTGGCCGGAGAGTACGAGGGCGACCACGCGCTCGTCGCGCGCCTCTATGCGGACTACGACGACAGCGCGCCCGTGGCCACGTACCGCAAGAGCGAGCTGGACGTAGCCATCAATCGCTACGCCGGACGGCAGTACCTCTATCGGTGCCCCGCCGGCGGCGAGACCGGCAGCTACCGCGCGATCCGGTGGGAGATCGAGGACAGCGCGACCGAGACCGCTAGCTTCCGCGCCTCTCGCCTGGACCTGGCGCTGGAGGTGCTCGGGCCCGGGCAAGCCGAGGCCGACGAGGAGCTGGATGTGCCGGAGGTCTGATACCCCGCGGCGCGCTGGCGCCCATCCATTCACATGCCGCGATGGGCCAGCCGCATCACGTTGGAGATCACGGGCGTGCGCGTGGAGCGGCTGCAGGACATCAGCAACGCGGACATTCGTGCCGAGGGGCTGTCCTGTCCTCGCCATGACGGCGACTATCGCATCGTAGCCGGTGCGGGTCGCGGCGGATCCATACATGTTACGTGCGGGTTCGAATGCGAGAACCTACGCGCACAATGGTCCCAGGGATGGGACGGCAGCAACCGCAAGCGCGCCCCATGGGACAGCAATCCGTGGGTGTGGGTGGTGACGTTTAAGGTTGCATAGTTGTTGACGCGCGAAACGTTTCGCGCTACAACTAGATGGTCGGCGATGGACGCCGGCCCCGAAAGGAACCATCCCCATGACGACTCTCACGATTTCCGCCCGCTCCATCCGCCGCGTCACCATCGAGTCCGCGCTCGAGTCCGTGTCCGCCGACCGCGAGACTCTCACCGCTGATGATGTCCGCGAGGCCGCCGACGTGCTGGAGCACGAGGTGTCCCGCCACTTCGGCGACATCGCGGCCGCGCTCCGCGCCTCGGCTGCCGACATGGACCGCCCGGTCCGCATCGCCGACGTCCTGGCGAGCTGGGACTCCGGCATGCTCCGGGACGCGGCGACCTACGCGCGGCTGTCGTCGCAGGGCACGCAGGACTGACGGAGCCGGTCGCGACTCGTCCCGCCCCACGAGGTGTCTCGCGGGGTCGGCCGGGCACCGACCCGAGAAGGAATCATCCCCATGCGTTGTATCTATCAGCTCCGCCGTATCACGCTCCGCTGGCTCATCGGCCGTAGACCATCATGGCCGACCGGGTGCGAGCGCATCTGGCGGCTGCGCGATGCCCTACTGTGGCGCATTGCGAGCCTGCCGGGGCTCGACGCATCCGTCCGCCGAGATGGGACTGTGTCTCTGTTTCGGCACTAGCTACCGATCTGGCGGTGGGGAGCGTGCGGCTGCCTGGGCGGAGGTGTACCGCCTCCGCCCGCTGGGCGACAGCTACCGCCGCCAGGCTGCGTCATACGGTCGCGCGTAGCCGTGATACCGTAGGGGCGTGACATCCCCTACGAAACGTGGTGGCCGCCGTGCCGCGCGACCCAAGGCCGACCCCATGGCCGCGCCGCTCACCGAGACGCAGCGGCGCACCAAGGCCAAGGTGTACCTGCGACAATATCTCGTGCAGGGCCTACCCGCGATCGAGGCGCAGGAGCTGGTCATGCGCCACCCGGACTTCGCGGCCAACCCGCCCTCCATGCGGAGCCTGGCCGTTTGGACCAAGCAGCTCCGGCTGGCTCCCGGCGGTGACCTGGTCGACGACGAGGTGCGAGCCATGGTCGCGCACCCGATCGAGGATCACCGCCGGGCCCAGCTCGCCGCGATCGCCGGGCGCATCGAGCGGCACAACCTCACGATCGCTGGGCTCAGGGACGCGCTGGCAGAGGCCGAGGACGCAGGCGACCACGAGCGCTCGGCCGAGCACCGGCGCGAGATCCGCGAGGAGGACAAGCGCGTGGGCGACGCGCTCGAGCTCTACGCCAGGATCACCGGCACCACGGCGATCCCGCTCGAGGCGCATCTCGGTGAGGCCGAGGCCCGGACCAGGCTGGTGCAGGCCCTGGCCGCCAACGCTCGCGAGTTCGAGGCCGCCGAGCTCCAGGCGGTCGTGCAGGCGTTCGCAGCCGAGCTCGCGCGCCGCGAGGCCATGGCCGCCGAGCAGCAGCGCACGGTGAGCCGGCGCGAGCTCGCCGCAGAGATTGGGCTGCTGGAGTGACTCGGCGCCGTGAGCGCGTGCTCCCCGAGCTACGCGACTTCCAGCGCCTCGTGCACGGCCGCGACGACGGGCGCGTGCCCGACCGTGACCAGCGCGAGCGCGCTGCGCTGCGCATCCTCGAGCCCGCGCTCGAGTGCCCGCAGCAGCGCGGACTGCTCGGCGCGCTCAAGCAGCACCGCAAGGTGGCGCTGCACAAGACGCGCGGCGCCGGCGCTACGGACGCGCTCGGGCGCTACACCCTCTTCGAGGCGATTCGCCGCGACCGCTTCGTCGCGATTGTGGTAGTGACCTCGCTCAAGACGTACACGCGCAACTGGCTGGAGCGGCCAGGCGGAGAGAACGCGATCACGCTCCTTGATGCCGCCGGCCTGCTCGAGTGGTGCCGGATCGAGCGCACGGCCGGCGCGATCACGCGCATGCACTTTCGCCCATGGGGCTCGGAGCTGCTTGTGTTCGACGCGGACACGGCGCGCGGGATCGCCAAAAAGCGCGGTGGCGCGGCGCACCTCTGGATCGTCGAAGAGGCCCAGGACGTGGACCTGCTCGACGACGTCATGGGCAAACTGATCACGCCGCGCAAGGCGGACTTCGACGCGACCGTGGTGCTCAACGGTACCCCGTCCCCGGAACACGACACGCTCTTCGCCCAGGCGTCCATGGGCGCGGATCCCGACTACCATGTGGTCCCGCTGGCGAGCTGGCGGAACCCGTTCTACGGCCCGACGCCGCTCGACCGCTGGCGGCGCGTGGTCGAAAAAACCATGGCAGACAGCCGCGGGCTCTACAACCTCGACGCCCGCGACTACGAGCGCCTGCTCACGCTCACCGAGGACGACCTCGACGCGGTGATGCTCGATGCGGAGCTTCCCGACCACCTGTCCGGAATTGACGATCTCGACCCTGACATGCTCCGCGAGATTTTCGGACGCTGGGTCAGCGACGCCGGAAAGCTCGTGTACAACTGGCACAAGGCCGCGGCGCACTACTGGCGCACCGGGCCGCTTGCCGATCTGGCCGATATCGACGGCTCCGTCGCTGCTGCCGTGGACGCTCTCCGCTCCGCGCAGGGCCAGCACACATGGCGCGTTGTCGGCGCCTACGACTTCGGCTGCTCCCCGGACCCGGCCGCGTGGCTGCTCACCGCGTGGGCCCCGGAGCAGCAGGTCTCGTACGAGATCTGGTCCGCCAAGGCCCACCAGATGGACGACGACGACCAGCTTGACGTGCTTGTGCGACTGCTCGAGGCGTGCCGTCGCATGGGCGTCATCCCGCACGCGGCTGTTGCCGACCTCGACATGCACAGCGCCACCACGACTGACCGCTGGGACCGCTCGCTGCGGTACCGGCTCCAGCTCAATCTCCGGCGCGCCAACAAGGCCCATCGCCTGGAGCAGATCCGCGCGCTGAACCTCGCGCTGGGCAGCGGCAGCTACCGCGTGATCCGCGGATCCGAGCTCGATCACGAGGGCCGGCACCTGCGCTGGCACCGCAACAAGCGAGGGGTCGAGGACAAGCACCGGCCCGTGCGCCTGCCCAGCGGACGGCAGGACGTGCCCGGCGACCACTTGCTTGACGATGCTCGGTACTCACTGCCGTTCCTGCCGGCCCGTGCGCCTACGGCGGACGAGATCGCGGCCCGGCGCGAGCCTCACCGCGACAAGCAGCGGCTCCAGCGCAACGCTCGGCACCAGGCGTCACGGCGCCGCTGAGAGATCCACATCTACAGCTCGAGCGAGGGCGCAATACGTGCAGGATTGGCTCTGGCAATATGGCTCGGAGCTGTCGTCCGCATGTCCAAACCGCACGTCATCGCACATTCCAGTTTCAGCGACGTGCCGACAGGCTGCTTCTACAAGCGCCACGAGTGCATGTGTATATCGGGATAGTGGGGATGGTTCCATAGTGCGGATTATACACGCTATAGTGCGGATTATACACGCTACCACCAGGCTGGCCACGATGTGCTGTGCCTGGCTATGCCGGGGCCAGAGTCGCGTGGCACACACGACTGCGCCCGTCGCGCGGCCGCCGCTGGCCTCCGTGTTGTGCAGCGCCCGCTATAACACCGGATCAGACTCGCTTCGCTCGCCCTCGGCGCCTGCGGCGCGGTGTCCCGTATCCCCACCACCCTGTCAGCCCTGCTGCGGAGACGCCGTCGTAAGTCTGAGGCGCTCCCGGTGACCCTCTGGCCCGACTACAGTCGCTCCGCTCCCTACGTCTCCAAGGAAAGCGTGCTAATCGCGATGACCCCACCGCAAGAACTATCTCGTAACATGCTGTAATTATGCGGGTACTACGCCTGTCGTGAACGGCCGCTCACATTTTCGACCGAGCGGCCACATGCATGTCACTGGCTTGGACCATGCACGGCGTGCATGTATTGGCAATCGATGACGTGCATGTTGCAGCTGGCAAGCATCGGCGCTGTGCATGTATGCTGTGCCCATGCCTGACTGGGGAAAGTGGGGCCGACGAGCCCTGGCTGTAGCTGCCGCTCCCATGACCGGCGGCGCCTCGCTAGCCGGCCTTTCGGATAGCGTATACGGCAAGGCCAAGGACTGGTTCCTCGGCCAGGACCCGAGCACTGTGCAGCTACCGCCCGAGGTTGCGGCTGCGCAGCAGCGCCGGGCAGAACTCGCCGCCCTGGTCATGGGCGGCAACCCAACGGCAACACAGGACGCAGCGCGAGAGGCCGCCGCAACGGCCGGCCAGACAGCCCAGCAGCGGCTCCAGTCGTCGATTGCCTCCACGGTGGCGGGCGCGCGCGGGCTGGGCTCGCTCGGTGCTCGGCGTGAGGGACTGCGCCGCCTGGCACTCGGCCAGGGCGAGATCGCCGGGCAGGTGGCCGAGCAGACCGCGGGAGCAATGGCCCAGGCCGTACAGTCCGACGAGCAGCGCCGCCTGGCCGCGCTCGGCATGGCGGCCGATCTCAACACGCAGACCGAGCAGGCGGCGCTGGCCGCCGAGGAGTGGCGCAAGGCCAACGCGCGCAAGGGCGCCGCGGGTGTAGTACTGGGCTCGATTGGGGCAATCGGAGGCGGCTACTTCGGCGGCCCACAGGGCGCGGCCGCTGGCGGCCAGCTTGGCGCGGGGCTCGGCAGCACGGTGATGCGGGGCTGACCATGGCCGGCGACTTCAGCGACCTGTACGACGACTACGGCGTGCCGCCGATTGACCTCGACGACCAGAGCGCGATCCAGGGCGCGCTCGGTGCGGCGCAGGTGCCAGCGGCCCCGGTGACGCCGACAACGGCCGCCCCGCTGTCGGTCGACGACCTGCTCGCCGCGGTGCCAGCAGACTGGCGCGCTCAAGCGGCGCCACCGCCCGCGGTGGATCCGCTCGACGATCTGCCGGCAACCACGCCAGCGCCAACGCTGCCCGCCCCCGAGGACTTGGCGCCCGACTTTAGCCGCACCGACTACGCCCGCGCCCTCGACGCCCTAACCGCCCCCCGCGTGGACCCCACACAGGCCGCACAGGCCGCGGCGGACGCCGAGCGCACCCTGGGAGCGCTGGAGACCCGCCAGGGCTCACTCCAGGCGTCCGTCGTGGAGCGAGCACGCGAGATCGATCAGATCGACGCGCAGATCGCCTCGGCACGCCAGATCCCAGATGCGGCCACGCGCAAGGCCCGGCTGGCCGACCTCGACGAGCAGCGCACCGCCACCGCGGGCGCGCTGGAGATGGACCGCGCCGCCTACCAGCAGCTCGGTGCCGAGGTGCAGACCGCACAGCGTGCGCGGCAGAGCGCGCGACGCTCGTACCAGGATGAGCTGGCTGTGGCAGATCGCGAAGGTCAGGTGCTCGCTGTGGCCGCCGAGACCGCGGCCATGCAGGCGGCCCAGGCCGAGGACGAGCGGATCCTGCGCGAGGCGCAGGCCCGCGAGGCCGAGCTACAGCAGGAGCAAGCCGAGGCTCAGCGCCAGCTCGTCGATGATCGCCGGGCCTACCGAGACGTGCTCGAGCGCGGCCCCGAGGCGACCGGCAAGCAGGTGGCGCTTGCCGTGGCCTCGGTGCTCGGTGAGCTGCTGATGGCACGTGCGCACGGCGGACGACCGGACCTGACGCGCGCGATCGCGGGCGTCGAAGCCGCGACCAAGGACGACTTCCAGCGGCGGCTCCAGGCCCGCATGGCAGCGATCCAGGACACGGGCGACGCGATCACCCGGGCCGGCCGTGAGCGCGAGGTGCACCGCGCGGAGACCGCGGCCCGGCGCGCCGAGGTGTACGGGGCGATCGAGCGCGAGCTTGAGACGCGCCTGGCGCAAGGGCGCACCCTCTCGCAGCAGGCGACGTATATCGCGGCCCGCGACGACGTGCGCGCGGCACGCGAGGCCGAGGAGGCGCAGCTCCTCGCGGCAAACGCCAAGCTTGCACGCGAGCGCCGGCGTGACGACCTGGAGATGGCCAAGCTGGCCGCGGAGACGTCGCTCGCGCAGCGCAAGGCGATGGGTGGCACGGGCGGGCCCGCGGCAACGGCCGCTGCGGGCGCACGCACCAATATCAGCGAGACCGCGCTGGTGGACCCCGTGTCTGGCGCCGTGCTCGGTGAAAGCCGTTTCACCGAGCGGGGCAAGGTGCGTGAGGATCAGGACACGATCCGGTCTATGTCGGACACGCTGACGGAAATGCAGGAGTACGTCAACATGCTGGCCAATACCGGACGGGTGTACCAGGGAGTCGGGGCCAAGGCCGTCAAGGGCTCAGACGTGGCCCGTTTGGAGGCCAAGCACTCGAAATTGCTGGCCGATATCATCCGCGCGTACTCAGGCGCCGCGGCCACCGACGCGGAGGTGGAGCGCCTCAAGAAGGTGCTGCCCGGGCCCAAGAGCTACACCGATATGGGTGCGTGGGACCCGGCGCAAGTCGTGCGCGACTACCGCGACACGCACTCGCGGATTTACGAGAACTTCCTTGGATCGCGTCTGACCACGGGGTTTACGACGATTCGCGATGAGCGCGGGCAGCCGCTGCCCACGTCGCCGACCTACGGCTGGCGCGCCGAGCGCGGCGACGCCCCGATCCGCACGACGGTAGGGGATATCGTCGTGGACCTGAATCAGGACAACGAGACGGAATTCGATCGGCGCCTTGCGGGCTGGGTCAACCGCGCCGCGGGCGGCCAGGACCGCGCCAAGATCCTTGAGGGCATGGAGAGCGCCGCGGACGCGCTCAAGGCCACCGGCCAGACGGACCGCGCCAAGCTCGTGCGCGAGGCGCGCAAGCAGGTCGAGCAAGGAGAGACGAGGCAGACTGCCGACCGCTCGTTCCCCGCCACGGTGGGGGAGCCTACGGTCAGGATCCGGCACAAGGGCGGCGCCATCATCACGCAGCCCGCGTCCTGGTGGGAGCGCAACGCGGCGTCCCTCGGCGCCGAGTGGGAGCTGTTGGAGTAGGCCGTGGCCGACAAGGTCAATCTCGTCTCGCCCCAGGGCAACGTCGTCGCGATCGACGCTGCCGCTGTGCCGTCTCTGGAGGCGCAGGGTTGGCGCGTGGAGGGCGCGGGCGCTGAGGCCCAGCGCGTGACCGGCGAGGTGCTGGAGGAGCAGTACGGCGGCACCGGCGGTGCGCTGCTGGCCGGTGCTGAGGGCGTGCTCCGTGGCGCCACGTTCGGCCTGTCCGATATCGCGCTCGCCGACCGCGCCACCATGTTGCGCGAGCAGGTCAACCCTGGCGCCGCGCTCGGTGGCGAGCTGCTCGGTGCGGTTGCGCCATCTCTGCTCTCCGGCGGTACCGGCGCTGTGGGCACGGTCGCGCGGCTCACGCCCGCCGGCCTCACCGCGGCCCGTGGGGCGCAGTTCGTCGCGCGCGGCGGGACGCTGCTGGGCCGCGGTGCCCGTGCTGTGCTCGTGGGCGCCGGCGAGGGCGCAATCCAGGGCGCGGGCAGCTACGTTGGCCGGCAGGCCCTGCGCAACGAGGCGATATCGGCTGACGCGCTGGCCGCCGAAGCGCTGCGCGGTGGCGCGCTTGGGGGCGTGCTCGGCGGAGGATTCCAGGTGCTCGGCGAGGGCGTGACGGCGGGCGCTCGGCGGCTCCAGGCGCTGGCGGGAGACCGTGCGGACGATGTCGGCCGGCGTGTGCTTGGCCAGGCCGACGAGGCTGCGCCCCCACTGCGCTACGACGAGGTGCTGGCGGGCAGGATCGACGATGTCGAGGACGCCCGGCGCGGGTTGCTCGCCACGATCGACGATGCTCGCGCGCGCCCGCTCGACCAGGAGATCGACGATCTGTTGTCGAGCCCGGTCCTGCGCAACACGACCGCGGGGGACGGTGGACAGCTCCTCGGCCGTGTGGAGCAGCAGGTCAAGCGGGCTGCGGCGGAATTCGACCAGGCGCGCAACGCCGCCTCCTCGTGGGCCACCCGCTACCAAGCGGCGCTCGACGCAGCCCCCGGCGAGGACGTCGCGGCCAAGGCATTGGCGCTCCCCCCCGAGCTCGGCGACGAGGGCGCGGTGCAACTGGCTCTGCTCGACGAGGCCCGCGGCAAGCTCGACGACGTGCTGGCCACGACCCGGCAGCGATATCTCGGCGTGGCCCCACCAGCGCCACCGACGCCAGCGCCGGCGCCCCAGCCGGGCCTGCTCGCCCGCGCGTCACGCGCAGCGCAGACCGTGGGCGGAGCGCTAGAGACCGCGCAGGACCTCGGGCTGCCCGTGCCCACGGTCTCGGGCCTGTTCGGTGGCGGACCGGTCGGTGAGGCCGTGGGCTGGTTCCTCAAGCTCAAGGCTGGCGCGAGAGCGCTCAAGCGGGCCGGCGTGCTGCCGTCCACGCCGGCCACCAGGGCCGCGCAGAAGGTCACCAGCACGCGCGTGCGGCTGCAAGACGTGCTGGCAGGGCGTGGGCCCGCGCCTCGTCTGCGCCCAGCCGTGATTGCGGCTCCGACGAGCGATGCTGTGCGCGCGCTGATGCGCACGGCGAAGAAGGTGACGGCCATGGCCGCGCGCCCCGATGCCACGCTCGAGCTGGACGCCGAGATGGCCGCGGTCGACGACGAGGTAGGGCCGGCCGTGAGCCAGGCGGCAGCCCGTGGACTCCAGTACCTTACCAGCACTGCGCCAAAGAATCCGCTCGAGGGCACGCCGTTCGCCGACCGCTGGCAGCCGAGCCCGAGCGCCGCGAGCGACTGGCAGCGCCGGGTCAACGTGGTCACGGACCCGGTTGCCGCGGTCTCGCGGATCATGGCGGACCCGGCGTCGCTGCTCGAGGTGGAGGCCCTGGCCGAGGTGTATCCGCGGATCTGGACCGAGGTGCAGCAGCACCTAGCGATCAACGCGGACCAACTCGCCACCACGCTCACGGTGCCGCAGCGCGAGTTTCTCGGACACGCGTTCGGCGTTCCGCTGACGATCGACCAGATCCCGGGATACGGCAGCACACGTCCCGCAGCGCCCGCGCAGCAACCTGCGCCGCGCTTCGACTACGCCCCCGGCCCAAGTCAATCACCGGTCGCCACGCTCGAGCAGGCGGCCGTCGCTCGCGGCCGTGGCCGCACCTGAGGAGACGCGATGCACCCGACGTACGCCCTCGCCATGCGCGCCGCCAAGAGCGGCAGCGCCCGTGCCCGCCCGTGGTACCTCTACCCGCGCAACGATGCGGAGGTCGTGCGCAGGCTCGCGGCTACGTTCGCCGCGACGAGCAGCTATCACCAGGACCGCCTGCGTGACAGCGCTGCTGCGCTGTGGCTCTACCTCGCCGACAAGTACGGGGACATGGAGCGCCGCCCGGGCTGGCTGTCCGACGACCGTTACGTGGGCTGGTGGGGTGAGGGCTGGTACCGCAACGGCCCGCGGTCCAACATGGTCAAGCTCAACGTGGACGCGCTGACCGCGTGGCTGTTTGCCGACCCGCCGCGCCTCGAGGTCCGCAGCAACGGCGCTCCCTTCGAGCTTCGGCGGGCAGTCGAGGATCGCAGCCTGGCGCTCGACGCGACGGTCAACGAGACCGACGCCAAGATCGCACTCATGGATATCGGCCGCGACGGATGGCTCACGGGCTTCGGTGCTGGGCTGCCGCTCGTGCGGCAGAACCGCGTCGAGTACCGCCGCCTGCTCGCCTCGCAGCTCTGGTGGGATCCGACCGAGACCACGGCCGGCAAGCAGCCCTGGTCGATCGTGCTATGCGAGCTGCGCGACCGCTGGGATCTCTGTGGCTGGTATGAGGGCCTGGACCGCGAGCACCTGGAGCTCAGCAAGCAACGCCAGCGCACCGCGCTCCAGCGCCTGGAGCGGCTCGCGCCCACGGCGTGCGAGTCGCTCTACGACCGCGACGCCTACCAGACGCCGCACGAGTGGCAGCTTCAGCAGGACGGCGCATGGAACGGCGCTGACCAGGTGCTCGTCGTGCACGCGTGGCGCCGCTCACGCACCACGGATTCCGACCAGGCGGACGGCAGGTACGTGATGCTGGCCGCTGGCCCGTCGATGGCGGAACCCGTGCTGCTCTGCGACCTGCCGTATCTCTGGGCAGATTTGCCCGTGTGCTGGTGGGCGCCATACCCGGACCCGAGCGGCGGGCTCACCGGGATCGGTATCAGCCACGTGCTGCGCTCGCACCAGCGCAGCAAGGACAAGTCCGACGCGATCCAGCAGCGGAACGTGGACACGTTCGGCCACACCAAGGTGCTCGTGGACGCCATGGGACCGAGCGCCGAGGAGTCTGTGCTCCAGGAGTACTTTGACCTTGGGATCACCGTGGTGTCGGTCGCGGGCATGCAGGCGCCGCAGGTCGTGCAGCCGCCCGTGATGTCGGAGGGCCAACTCGCCTGGTCGCGCGAGATCGAGCGCCGAGCCGCCAACGACTCTGGCGTGCCGGCTGTGATTCAGTCGGGGCAGACTACGCGCGGCGCCGGAGCGCCAGCCGTGGCCATGGTCGAGGAGGCAAGCCTGGGTACCGACCGGCTGTCCGACGCCTATAGCCGGTGGCAGCGATTCCGCATCCGCGTGGGCACGTGCACGCTGGAGGCGATCGAGGACGCGCTCGCCCTGGACCAGGACTTTGAGGTCTCGTTTCAGACTTCGGACGGGCGTCCGTATACGCGCAACTGGAGCCAGATCCACCGGCTCAACGAGACGTGGCAGGTATCGGTCGAGACCGCCGGGGCCGTTGCTCCGACACGCAATGGGCGCATGCTCAAGATCCTCGACTGGACGAGCAAGGGCATCCTCGACCCGCGCATCGCCAACGAGATGTTCCTCAGGACGCCAGACGCGCGCAGCGGCGCCGAGCTCCAGCGCGCTCCGGTAGAGCTGATCCTCGACCAGCTCGACGAGCTCGTCGCCAGCGACGGCGACCACGACCGGGCCATGGCGATCACCCTGGACCAGGACTTGGAGCAGGCGTGTTACTGGTCTAACCTTTACATCAACCAGGCCATGGGCCAGCGGGCCGAGTTCGCGACGGTCGAGCGGCTGCGCTCTTACTATGCCCAGGCCGAGAGCCTGCGCGACCAGAAGCGGGCCGACGAGGCCGCGAAACAGGCCGAGATCCAGGCCGCAGCGGCCACAGGAGCGGCTCCGGCCGGCGCTGGGCCTGGGATGCCGGCCCTCGGACCCGAGGTCACTGGGACCGCCTGGCAGCAGTAGCCGGTGACATTCGCTGGCCTTATGGTCAGCCGGTCGGGTATAAGATTCGTGTATGGACGACACGACCACGCCATCCCCGGCCGACCAGCCCGAGCTCAGCGAGCCCAGCGCGCGCACCGGCCCGCCCTCGTGGGACGAGCAGGTGGCGCAGATCTTCGGGGCGACCGAGGGCATGGGCGACGGTGCTGAGCCCGAGGCCGGCACCGCGCAGTCGGCGCCGGCACCAGCAAGCACCGAGCCCGACGGGCCCGCACCCGCGCCGCAGCCCTCCGAGTCCACGTCGTCCGACCCCGTGCTGGCACTGCTCCAAGAGATGCGGGCCGAGCAGAGCGCGCTCAAGGCCGAGCTGGCGGCTCTGCGCGAGGGTCGCGCGGCGCCCGCGGCGCAGGCCACTGCCGCCCAGCCGCAGACCCAGTCTCAGTCCCCGGTGCCTGCGCAGCCCGACCCGGCCGCGCTCAAGGCGCGCCAGGACCGCATGCTGCGCGATCCGCACTACGCCCAGGCCGTGGGCCTGCTCGGCACCGACGTGCCGGAGCATGTCGCGCTCAACGCCCGCCACCTGCTGGAGGGCCGCGCCTACTACACGACGCGCACCGAGGACGCCACCGAGGGCTCCAAGGCCCGTGCGGCGATCGAACGGATCGACGCCCAGCTCGAGAGCGTGCGCGAAACGGCCGCGCTGTACCGCCGCCTCGCCGCACAAGCGCAGGTCGAGCAGCCGGCCCCCGCGCCCGCGAGCGTGCCCCTGGCCCAGCGCCTGACTTACGCCGACCGCCTCGTGGCGGGCCTGCGCAGCAACGCGCCGGCGATCGCCGACCTGGCCGGGCTCACTGAGGCCGAGGTGATGCGCCTGGCCGCCGAGACCGAGGGCGCCGACGAGGGAGCGTGGTTCGACGCGTTTTTCGAGCGCGCGTACGCCGCGGCCCAGAAGCGCCGCGCGCAGCAGCCAGCAACCTCGGCGCAGAAGGCCGCCGAGCCCGCCAAGGGCGCACAGTCACAGCGTCCGAAAAACGGCGCCCTGCGCGAGGTGCGCAACCCCGCGCCCGTCGGTGCCGGCAGCTCGAGCGCCACGGCCGCTGACCGCAAGCCCTGGCCGCGTGACCGGCCGCCCACCGACTCCGAGCTCGAGGACTACGTCTTCGCCCGCAACTGATCGCACGACCCCAGACCACGAGGACTGACCGCAGATGGCCACCACGATCCCGAATCTGATCTACCGCTTGCCCGAGTTCTGGCCCGCGCCGCCGACGCAAGACGCGGTCAAGCCGATGGGCCCCTGGGGCCGCGACCTGGAAAAGGGGCCGCACACGCAGGTGGGCGGGGACATGTATTGGACGTCCAACGGCGACGCCCAGGTGGCGCTGCGCACGCAGGGGAGCGGCAACGTGGGTGCCGACATCCCCAATGCCGTCACCAACTCCAAGACCGAGGGCGGCGTGCGCTACACGCCCAAGGCAGCGCGCTACTGGTCGATCTACCGGATGCACCGCGACGCCCAGCGGCTGATCCAGAACGCGCCCGACGTGTCCGAGGACAGGGCCGCAAAGGGCCTAATGCGGAAGCTCAACTTCACTCGGCGTAACTGGTTCCGCAGCGTCGCCAACTACTGGTGGCGCGACGGCCGCGGCGGGTGCGCGACGATCACGGCCGGCGCGGCCACGGCCACCGTGACGCTGGCCTCGCCGTCGCAGTGCCACGGCTTCGAGATCGGTGACCTTGTGGTCGGCTACGACCCCGCCGTCTACGACGCCGCGCAGCCGGGTGTGCTGTCCGCGGTGCGCGTCGGCAGCGTCACGATCACCGCGATCAACCGTCGCACCGGGACGCTCACGTTCTCGGCCAACTACAACGTCGGCGTGACCGGCGGCGCCAACGGCGACGTGATCGGACACCTGGTCTACCGCCAGCCCGGCGCGGACCCGGACGGCTTCACGGCCAGCCTCTACGGCTTCGGCACGTGGTGCGCGATGCGGCCGGCGGACACGACCGTGACCGCGCTCGGCGTCAACCGCGCGACCGACCCGTATCGCCACGGCGGCTACTTCAGGCAGATGCCGCTCGGGACCCCGACGCGCGCCGCGCTCGACGAGATGCTGAGTCTGAGCTTCGAGTTCGGGATCCCGATCAACCGCATCTACGCCCCCAGCGCGAGCCAGACCGACATCTCCAACGACCTGGTCAATCAGACCAGGACCTCCTACGACGAGAAGCGCATGCGCTTCGGCGCGGCGGGCGCCGTGGCGCAGGGGCTCAACGGCGAGGACGTGGTGGTCACGACTGACCCGTACCTCTATGACCTCCGCTCGAACGCCAAGCTCTTCGTCGGACTCGTGTCCGACATGTGGGGCTACGTCACGGACGCCCAGGGCGTCGGCTGGTCGATGGAGGGCGCGCCGGTGTTCGAGGGCGCGCCCTTCATCAGGGACAGCGCCGGCAACCTCCAGGCCGATTACGGTGGCGTCGGCAACCTGATCTGCGCCGACCCGAGTTCCTCGATCGTGATCTACTGCGGCGCCTGATTCCCGGGCCTGCGTTTTCGGACGACACGTCAACTACGGAGAGGACTCGCCGTGTTCACCCAGGCCAACCAACTTCTGATCTCGGGGCTCTACCGGGTCCCCACGCTGATCCCGGTGCAATTCACGCTCGCGGGCGCGTCCAGCCCGAGCGTGTTCGGTGGACACGTCGAGAGCGTCACGCGGCTGGTCACGGGCGCGCCGGCGCCGTTCTTTCGCGTGCGTTTCCCGTCGCCCGTGCCCAATCTGGCGGGCGGCCAGGCGGTGATCCTTCCGGGGTACGAGGCGCCCGAGGGTACGGACGCCACCGTCGTGGTCTCGCGCACGGGCTACACCGCCAACCCGGCAGACGCGCTGGAGGTGGGGCGCGAGCTCGACGTGCAGTGCCTGGAGAGTGGCACCGCCGTCGATACCGCGGGGCGGATCGTGTTCCTCTGGATCCTCGTGGATGCGGGGGCCACGAGCTGATGGCGGTCTTCTCCGAAAGCGCACACACAGCGTTCCGCGTGGACCGCAACGAGGCGCTTCCCGTGGGCGCCAATCCCTTCGTGTTCGGGCTACGCAACGCGAATCGGATGTCGCTTCAGTGGATCGTGCACCAGGCTGTGGTCGGCGCGTCGGCCACGATTGACCTGTACGTCGCAGCCACCGATCGAGACGCCGACGACCTGGCCAACCTCGACCCGACGACCAATCCCTACTGGTCCCCGCTCGAGGACGTGCTAGGCGTGCCGCTGACGTTCCCCCACCTGCCGGGGGCGGTGATCGGCTCGTGCCTGCTGCCGATCGGGCTGCTCTCGATCTCGGCATTGCTCGTGGTGGTCACGGTGGCCGGAAACCCGTATCCGCTGGGCTCGTTCAGCCTGCTCGCGAGGATTACCGGATGAGCCTTGTTGGCTGGCAGACCGTGGGCTGGAATCCTTTCGCCGCCCAGCTCGAGTCATTGCAGACGCAGGTATCGGCAGCCCAAACTGCGGCGGACGCTGCGAGTGAAACACGTTACGCAGCGACGATCCGCAGCGGCGCGCTGGCGCCCGTTGCCTGCGCTGCCGGGACGAACACGCTGCTCCCACTGCCCGCGATCACAACGGCATGGCGCCCCGATTTCTGGTCGCTGGCCTCGGGCGTACTACTCTCCAGCAATGACGTACAAGGCCGGTATTCAGCCGGATTTTGCCACCAGTTTGCAGACTCCTCCCTGGTCGGCGCCAGGTGGACGATCACGCTGGTGCGCGGCCACGACCTGGCCATGGGGCCGATTGCCAACTTCGGCACGGATCCGCGCGTCGCTGAATTCGTCCAGTCGTCCGTGCAACTGACGCTGCTCGGCGAACCCATCACTGCCGGCGCGCTCGCCGAGCTGGCACTGCCCGACACCGGGCCGGATTTCGAGATCGGGCTCTTTGCCGGCCACAACGGGATCGGCTCGCTCAACCTCACCACCGCCAACCTGTCGCTGGTGCTGTTCCGGCACCGCAACCTCGACCAGATCTGAGGCGTATGGATCCCAGCCAGATCGTCCACCTGTTCGCCAACCCATGGACCGCTGTGATCGGCGTGCTCGTCGCCGTCGTCCAGACCGCGCCGGCCGGGTGGGTGCCGGCGTCGATGCGTCGATGGATTGGCTGGCTTGCTGTACTCGCGTGTGCTCCCTTGGCGCTGCTGCTCGGTCACGACGTATCCGCGGCGCTGCTGTCCGCAGCCGTGGGACTGAGCGGCTCCTGGCTGCTCGTCGAAGTCGTGGAGGCGGGCCAGCACCGCATGCGCGCTCGTGCCGAGGAGCCACCGCCCTTGCTGCCGCCACCGCCCCATCAGAAGGGGCGTGAGTGACCCACGGAGCGGAGCAGATCGGGGCGCTGATCGACCACCCCGTGACGCGCCTGGTGCTCGGCTCGATCAAGGCGCTCGTGGGCGCGGTAGTCGTGATGGCTGGCCTCGTCGTCGCCAACTACGCCCGCGAAGTGCAGAGCACGCTCAGCGAGGTGGGCGACACGGTCAAGACGCTGTCGATACAGCTCGCAGAGACCAGCCGTCGCGTCGACCAGCTCGAGCGCGACAGCGCCGCCTCGCGCGCCTCGTGGGAGGCGTACCGCCAGATCTACGTCGAGGATCGTCAGAGCTACGAGGAGCGGCGCAAGGCGGCCTCGCCGTCCGACTGAGGCGCGGGCCCAAGCTCGCCGCCCCACTGCGGCCCCGGCGGGAGCAGACCGCGCTCGTAGGCGCGCCGCAGCCACGGCGACCGGCGCCAGGTCTCTGGGCGTGCTGGCAGCGCCTCGCGGTCACCAGGCCGCAGGCAGCCACGCTCGAGGCGCCGCAGGAGCTGGTAGCGCCTCACGATCTGCTCGTCGGTGAGCTTCTCTACGGGCCACACCTTCGGCGGTGGCCCATGCTCCGCCACGGGCGCTCCAAGCGCCTGATCAAGCGCCTGCTGCGTCCGCTCGCTGGGCACGAGCTTGCCCGCCTCGTACCGGCTGATCAGCGCCTGGGCTACGCCAGAGGCGCGTGCGAGGGCGAGCTGCGTGAGGCCGCGTAGCGCCCGCAGGGAGCGGAGGCGGGCGGCGTAGCTGATGGCGGTGTCCATGGTGTCGATCTTACACCAGGTGTGGGCGAGTGGGTCCGCCGCCTGCCGCGAGCATGGCGTCGCACCGCGCGTCAGCCCTCCCTGCGCCTCTGGCGAAGCTGCGCCGTCCGTTTGGCCGATCCGGCCGAGCGATGCTTTCGCTGGTGCTCTGGACAGCGCTCCGGCCAGCGCCCGGTGTTGGAGGAGCGTATCGCGTGCCCGTCGCATCCCTCCTCAGCGCAGGGGCGCATCTCTGATAGGATTGGCTGAGCACCAGGGTCATCCGCAAGCTGCACCAGGCGGCGTCCTGCGCGCATATCGATCTTGCTGATGTCCTTCCACGGCAGGCGAAAGACCAGCGAGCGAGCTCGCTCACGGGCCTCCTCCTTTGTGGCGTGGTCGCCGAGGTCGAGCTCGATGGAAAGGCTGTAACGGGTCATGGTTGACCCCATATAGCGCGCCGCCGGCGCTGCTCGGACTCAGCAGTAAGCGAACGCTCTATGCGCCTCTCGGCTCGTGCATCAGCGCGTAGGCAGTGCTGTTCGCGGTCGGCAGCAAATCTCGCCTCCGCTGACCGTATCTGTGCCAGCAGCGACTCAGATGATGGGGCGAACAAAGGGGTGCTCACGCCGCCACCGCCGGGGCGACGCGCGTGGCCAGCTCCAGAGCTGCGAGGTACGCCATGCGCTCGGCCCCGGTGAAGCCCTCGCCCTGGTCGTCAGCGAGGTACCAGCCGTCCGAGAGGCCGTCGTGAATGGCGCGGGCGAGGCGCTCAGAGGCCGGGTTTACCGCGCGCCCGTAGATGCCGCCGATACCGAGCTGGTTGCGGAGGTAGTTGTACCCCTGGGCTAGAGTGGCAACATGCTCGATGTCGGCAGGGGTGAATTGCGAGAGGGCGGCGATCTGCTGAGGAGTCATGTAGTGTCGGTTGTAGCGCGAATGCAATCGCGCGTCAACCATGTATGGGCCGAGAAATGGACGTGGCCCCAAAATCCGGGATAAAGATTCCCATCTCAGCGAGATCGTCGATCAGCTCCGTGCCGACCGCGCCGAGGTAGTAGACGTGGGAGTCGGCATGCCCGTCATGCGACCACCAGATGTGCAGCCCGGTGCAGGTCCGGCGCTCAAGCTCGTCGCGTATGAATCGCGTACCGCTCGGGTGGAGCGCGGATAGAACCGCAATGCTGGCGGTATCGCGAGTGCTGCGCTCGCTCTCGTGGAGAGCTGCCAGCAGCTCGGCTGAGGATGTGTAGACGGCTGCTATGGTGTAATGCTGCGTGTCTGACATGCTGTCTCCTGTGTGTAGCGATTGATTAGGCGAGTGCGACGACGATGAGTGGAACCGTGTCACGTCAGGCAACCTCGTACAGGCTGTAGATATCGGAGGTGGCGATGCGCTCGCCGATGAATGCGATGTCCTCTATGCCGCCAGCCTTGCGTGTGCGGATGACGCGACCGGCGGTGAGATCGGCGTGCCCATCGCCCTCGACATGGAGGCCCCATCCCGAGCCCGCGGCACCGCGACGAAACTCGGCCCACAGGCGGATGGGCGCCTCGGGCGTGCCGGCGAGCTGCTCGCGGCGGGCGCCGGCCGCCGCGTAGAGATCGTTCTTGCGGGCATTGCTGCCCGCGACAAGCGAGATGTAGGTCTCGACGATCGTGTCCACGTCACCAATTGTGGTAGCGCGCTCGATGTGGCGACGGGCGAAAGCAAGATTCTTGGAGGCCTGGGCAGTGCTGAGCTTCGACATGTCCTATGTTGTAGCGCGAAACGTTTCGCGCGTCAACACATCACGAACGCTTCCTGGCCAACATTCGCGCCAGCCTGTCGAGCGCGTGCAACGCCGACTGCACCGCGAGCCCGACATCCTGGTCGTCGACCAGCTCGCCGAGGCCTCGATCGTTGTCGCGCCAAGCCTCGAATGCGGCCTGCACGATCGCGAAACCGCGCTGGCATGCCGCGCGCTGAGCGGTGCGAGCAGCCTCTGCCCACTGGTCGGCTGCCTCGCGCGCCTGGTCGCGCTCACGAGCCAGCCGCTCGCGCTGGGTCACGCCAGCCGCACCGCCGGGGACCCCGGGTCCGTGCGTGGGGCAGTACGGGGAGTGATTGGGATGCGCGACACCACAGTCGCTACACCGCATGGGCTCTAGGCCGACTCGCTCGTCGATCGAGATGTCGGCCATCACTCTTCTCCTGGCACGAAATCGGGCGCATCGCTCAGGCCCAGGCGAGCGAGCAGCTCGGCCGTGCGCCGCCGGCCATCGGGCGTCCGCATCTCGGCGTGCACCTCCTCGAGCACAGCGGCGCCGGCCTCGAGCAGGGCGAGGCCGAGCTCGTCGTACGCCTCATCCATGCCCGGCCCTGGCCTTCGGCTGTCATCGTCCGGCAGCAGCCCGGCCGCGACCTGGTCGACGGCCGTATCTCGATCCACGTGGGCGGGGCAAGCGGCGCCGTGGCGATCGGTGAGCGTCCCGGCCTCGTCGCAGCCTGGGTGCCCGCAAAGGGTGATCTCGGGGTCAATCAGTGCGCCCACGTGAACCCCTCCCCACCGGTGTACGTGCCGACATCCTCGCCACGATCATCCACGAGCGTGGCTTGCTCGACCTCATCATCGAAATCGAGGTGCGCGAGCAAGTCCAGCGCCTCCGTCTCGGTGTCCATGAAAAAGCGGCTGACGCCGCCACAGTGCGGGTGTGTGACAAACAGGTGCATAAAGAACTCCTCGGGCTCACGCGCCCGCTCGCGCCGCCGATCGCACAGGCGGCGCTGGCTGGGCGTGAGGCCTCAAAATCCCAAGGAGCGCGCCCAGGGAGCAGAGGTGATGTGCTCGACCGCCTCAGCTAGCGTGAGGCAGCGCTCGGTGTCCGAGCCACGACCCACGATCACACATCGCTCCCGGCCGGTCATCGTGGTCGTGGGCACGCCGAACCAGAAGGTGACGCTGACGGTGCCTCCGTCGCGCACACAGTACTCGTGCGCCATGCCTCGATAGGTCTCGACATTCTCCAGATCGACGGGCCGTCCGAGACGGAGAGCGATCGCCGAGACGAGCAAATGAGTGGTGTAAACGTGGTCGGGATTGGTGTGGCGAGAAGAATTCGACATCATCATGACTCCTAGTATTACGGGGGTTGCGTCCTGGGACTGGGCACGCTGGCGTTCTCGGGCTCACGCGTGAGGCGAGCAGGCCACAACCGACTGCACGTAACAGCACGCTCCACGGCACTCGTAGCACCACGCGTCCACGACCGTGCTGTGCTCGCTGGAGGCGTGCCCGCAGGTGGCACAGCACGGCTGCTCGTGGGCTGCCGCACGCTGGCGCTCGCAGACCACCGCGTAGATCTGCGCGGCCAAATCGCCGGGTAGCTCGCGACGGTCGAGCGCGCGCTGCACCATGGTCTGGATCTCGCTGCCGAGCTGTCCGACTTCGACCCTGACGGCAGCGATGACGTGATCCGGCATCCCGGCCATGAGCACGTTCAGGGTGTCGTTGGCGGCCTGGATCCAGGGACGAACACCGGCCTCGGTCTTGAGAAGCTGGCGCCAGCGGTGACGCTCGGCGCAACGCTCACGAGCGAGACGGGACTGCGACGGGTTGATAGCTCGGTTCGTCATGTCCTTGTTGTAGCGCGAAACGTTTCGCGCGTCAACTGCTATGTTCGCGCCCACAACCGGCATACAGGCTCACACGCCGGGTAAGTCGAGCTGCGGCGACGGATCTAAGACCTGCTCTGCCCGCTTGGCCGCGCGCGCGGCAGCGGCGGCCTCGAGTTGTTCTTTGGTGCGCGGTCGATATTCTGCGATCCCGCTGAAGTGCACCTGATAGCGCAACGGGTAGTACTTCACCCCGTGGACGATCGCCGAGCGAGCCACGCCCTTGACCCCGCGGATCTCGTACTCGACCATGTCCTGTTCAATCCTTTCGTCGAGTCTCTGCGGCTGCGGCTGCCAGCCTGCGCCGTCGCGGCGGCAGCCGTAGAACTCACGCACTGGCTCGAGACCAAGCCTGTCATGCACCCACCACACGCAGTAGTCGTCGCCCCCCGGCCCGCACGCAGCGATCGCTGCCGCCAGCAGGCGCCGCGTCTCCGCTGCGTACTCCTGACGATAGGCCAGCGTCTCGTCCGATGGGATGGGGTTTTCACGAGGCATGCCTACTCCTCTGTTGACGCGCGAAACGTTTCGCGCTACAAACAAATGATGCAAAACGAGATGAAGTGGCGCCGTAACCAGATGCTGGTGCGGTGGCTACGCGCCACACGATAGACGATCACCAGTCCTCGGCGAGCAGATAGCACTCATCGCAGACTAGAGCGCTTTTGAGGCGCGCCCACGCACGCGTGAGGTCACGCATGATGCGCCCCAGCCCGACGAATCATGCGCACGAGATGTGCGCGCGCGGCGTCCCAGGCGGCGTCCCTGGCGGCGGCCCTGGCATCGGCCCTGGCGGCGGCCCTGGCGGCGGCCCTGGCGGCGGCCCTGGCGGCGTCCCAGGCGTCGGCCCTGGCGGCGGCCCTGGCGGCGTCCCTGGCGGCGGCCCAGGCGGCGTCCCTGGCGGCGGCCCTGGCGTCGGCCCTGGCGGCGTCCCTGGCGGCGTCCCTGGCGGCGGCCCAGGCGGCGTCCCAGGCGGCGTCGAGCTCCTGGTCGCTGGCCTTGCCGGCGACATGGCGCCACGCCACACGCGTCGTCGGCGTCGGGCGCCCTTGCCAGCGTTGGCCGTCAGGCGTTTCGACTGCTTCACGCTCGGCGAAGCGAATCGAGGCCCAGCGCGCGACAACGACAGCAAAGCGGCGCGCGATGTTCGGCTCGATCTCCCAGAGAGCGCGACAGCCGAGCCAAATGGCGTCGTCGGTGCTGAGCTGCGGGTCGGCGACAGCCTCGCTCAGGAGCACGGTCGAGCGGTCGCCGAATGCGTCAACGACGGCGGCGCGTGACCAGCACGGGTTGAGCGCTACGACAGAATCAACGGTGAGGTGCAAATTTTCCATTTGTCTACTCTGGGCTGCGGGTTACGGGGTCTCTGGCGCATGCAGTTCAGACGACGGCGCAGTCGCCGGGCGAGCTCCTCGCGCTGGCGCTGGCTTCTGCCGCGGCTTGGAATACGGGATGCACTTTCTGACAATGGTCAGGGGCGCACCCGCCGAAACCTCGAGCACGGCCTCGATACGCTCCGGGTTGCGAGACAGGTTCTCGATGATGCAGAGGACGGTGTCGAGCCGTCCCATCTCCGTGAGCCTCTGCAGCGGCAGGGCTTGCGGATCGATCCCCTCTGCGACCGCGTTCAACGAGTCGAGCGCGCGGGAGAACTGCGCCTGGAAGTCGTTCAGCATGCAGTCCAGAGTATCAGCCTGTCTGTCGAGACGTTCCGTGATTGATTTCTTGTCGATGTTCATTCGGATATCTCCTGTTTTAGGTTGGGGGGTTCTTCGGCAGACACATCTTTTTCGCCTTGCATGCCCATGCGCTCGAGCACGTCGGCGGCGGGACCGTCGGGCACCACGGACGCGATCGGCTTCTGCTGGTCGTAGGCGTCGTCGATGAGCTGGGCCGCGGCCATGTCGGCGGACATGGGCAGCGTCCGCCACAGGGCGCGGATCGCCGTCTTGAGCATCATGGGAATAGGATCCGTGAGCCACGGACCGGCGTCCGGCCGAGCGCTGCGCAGGCGCCGCTCGTTGATCTGGGCGCGGGTGAGGACCTCAAAAATCGAGTCGCCACCGCGCAGCCTGGCCACGGCGTAGGCATGCGACACGCGCTGATAATCTATGCGGTCGTCGTGTTCGTCGGGCACATGCTCGATGCGCGGGTCTGTGCCGCGCTGCCACGCGAATCGGTCGCCGTGGAACACGGGTGTCGCGGCGATGCTGGACACGTGTCCCGAACGCATGGCCAGGTCGATATACCCGCGGTAGCCAAGCTGCACCGTGGTCTCGATTCCCCCGTTGCGGCGCTTGTTGTTTTTTCGAGGTATCAACCACGCATGTTGCAGCGGCGTGTTTGGCTCCAGCCCGAGCTGCGCCAGCGACAGCATCGCGCTGATAAACGACGCCTCGTCCGAGTGGTACAGGTCGGGGTTCAGGCGCATGGCGGTGATCACTGCTCGGGCCATGCGGTCGGCATTGATGTGTCGAGGTAGCGCGCGCGCGATCTGGGCCGTGCCGCGGTTTACCAGGGCGATGAGGTTGTCGCCCGGGCGTGGCTCGTGTTTTACGATCTGTCCGTTGGGATGGGTTTCAGGTCCGCTCATAGGTATCGTCCTCTTCGTCCTCACCGAGGTAAATGCTGCATGACTCGCAGCAGTGGCATTCGAAAGCCACACCGGCGTCCGTGCCACGGCAGATGTATTTGGCAAGGCCACGACAGCCGGGCGCCTCGCAATTGCCTACAGGCTTACTCATGGGTCTCCTTTGGCGCGATACGCCGCAAGGAGCGGACGCCACGCTTGTCGGGTTTCAGCGTGTAGACCACGCCGTTGGGCAGAACGCCGCGCTCGGCATTTCCGATGGCGCCGCGGATACGGTCATCTATGGCAGCAACGAGCGCGGTCTGGCTCGCGATGATAGTGCGGTAGCTCTCGCGGTCCTGGTCCATGCCGATCCACTCGCCGTCGAGCTGCACGGTCGTGGGCGCGGGGCGCGGGTAGGCGGCGGCCAGCGTCGCGGCGTTCATCGGGCCCGGCGGTATCTCACGCCGCTCTACGAACCCCCAGAAGCGCTCACCGGCCGCGATGATGCGCGCGATGGCCTGCTCGTCGCGCTCGACGTCGCACCAGACCAGGCGATGCACGCCGAGCAGGCAGGCGATGGACGCGGCCGGCGCGCCGGTCACGAGCATCTGGTGCTGTAGCTGCCACCAGTACGGGCGTGGGCAGCCATGCTCCCACGCATCGGCGTGCCATACCTCGGCCGTCTTGAGCTCGAGCGGGATCGCTACTTCGTCTTGCGGTGGACGCGCCGTCCACGCGTCGAGAGTTGCCACAGCCCACGGATAGAGCGCGGCGCGCAACAGACGACCGTCTGCGGTGACCACGCGATCCGCGTACCGCTCGCTGCTGTACGCCTCCAAGATCGACCGCTCGTGCCGTAGTCCCCACTCCAGCCACTCGGCCGGCCGGTCCTCCGGTGGCTCCTCGGACACCTTGTTGAGGTAGAGTTGCACGAGGCTTCGGCGCGGGTCCTCGCCGACCAGGCACGCCGCTTCGCTTGCACCCACGCCGGAGCGCCGGGCTCGCAGCCATGCGGGACGCTCGGTGGACGAGCAAACGATTGAATACACGCTAGCCACCCTGCCCGAAAACCGCGCGCCAGTCAAGGCTACACTGCGCTGTTGACTGAGTGGGCGAAATCTGTCAGTAGTCGGACAGCGTGACTCGCAAACATTGGACAGAGGAGCGCGACGCTCTCGGGATTCTCTGGGAGCGGCCAGCGCATCGCCAACCAGAGCCGCGCGTGCCGCGCACGGTCACGGCCGCGCGCTGCGCTCTGCTGCGCGAGTGGCTCGGGACGCGCGACCTGTTGGCAGTGCCGCTGCTGGCCTTTCGGGTCGTGAACACGTACCCGGACACGGAGGCCATGTCAGCGCCTGCGCTGCCGGCCGAGGACGCGCGCGAGGTGTACCGGCGGCTGCTGGCGGGCGAGAGCGTAGAGACCGGCCTCGTGGTGAGGCTGGCGAGATTCATATACGAGAGAGAGGACTAATGGCCGAATATCTGAGACGTATCCGGTGGCTTATCGGGCATCTCCGCATGCAGCAGTGGCGGAGCCGAGCGGCAGCGAACGCGGCCATCTGGGGTGGGGTGTATCGGTACGCACAGCGACAGGCGCGGCAGGTGCGGAACGCGCGCAAACGCAGGCGGGGGTGGGCATGACGCAGCAACGAGACATAGCCCGACACATGCGCCGATTTGCCCCGGACTGCACCTACGCGGACATCGCGATCTCGCTCGGAGTGAGCGAGGCGCAGGTAAAGGAGTGGACGCGCGGGGTGCGGCCCGTCGTGTCCAGCAAGGTGAAGGAGTGGCGCGGTGTTGTGGGCGTGCTGGCCGAGCGCCTGCGCGAGCATGGGCTGAGCTACCCGCAGATTGCGGAGTTGGCCGGTATCTCGCGTCAGCACCTCGTGACCTGCCGCCGCGACGCGCAGGAGCAAGGGACGGTGCAGCCGTGAGCCGCGAGCGGCCGATCCTGTTCTCCGGGCCCATGGTCCGCGCGATCCTCGCCGACCGGAAGACGCAGACGCGGAGGTTAGTTAAGCCAGCGCCGCCGGCAGTCGCAGCGCGGGCCCGGGCACAGAGGGGGCGCTGATGCGGCTGCGCCCCTACCAAGAGAGTGCGCGCGACAGCGCGTGGACGATTGCCCAGCAGCGGCCAGCGGCCGTGGTGCTGGCCACTGGCCTGGGCAAGAGCCACGTGATCGAGGGCGTCGCGCGACGTGGCTGGGAGGAGCGGGGCCGCAAGCCGGCGCTTCTCCTCGCGCACACCAAACCGTTGCTCGACCAGTTGTCCGCAAAACTGGCGAGTCAGGGCTGGACGGTGTGCCGCGAGCAGGCCAAAGATCGCGCATTGCTGAGCTGGGCGCGAACCGCGGGGCTCAGCGGGCCAACGGTCGTGGTGGCCAGCGTCGCCACGATGCGGACGCTGTCGCGTCACTATGAGCGCTGGCACAGCGAGGACGACGAGCACCGGGGACGCCGGTACACGAGCTTCCCGCGCGACTTCTTTTCGAGCGCATTGATCGACGAGACCCACCACGCCGTGGCTGAGAGCTACCGGCTCATGATCGACTGGTTCACGTGCCCGTGGATCGGTGTGACCGCCACGGCGCAGCGCAAGGGACTGGGCGATATCTTCGCGCTCGCCGAGGGCTCGATGACGCTTCGCGACGGCGTGCTCGACGGCTGGCTTGTGCCGCCTCGATTCATCAGGCAGGAGGTGCACGAGTGGGATCTCTCCGAGCTGCGACGAGGCAAAGGCGACGTCGATGCCGCGCAGCTCGCTCAGATCGTCGAGGCGGCCATGCCAGCCGTGCTCGAGCCGCTGCGCGAGGTGCTTGGCGATCGCCGGTGCGTGGCGTTCTGGCCGAGCGTGTGCGCAGCGACGCGAGGCGCCGAGTGGTTGCGTGCGGCCGAGATCAGTGCGCGCGCGGTCTGGGCCGACACCGAGCAGGGAGAGCGCCGAGAGATCTTCGACGGGCTAGCGGAGGGCGGCGTGCAGGTGGTGAGCAACTGTGGTGTGCTCACCGAGGGGTTCGACGAGCCCACGATCAGGTGCGTCGCGATCGCGCGGCCCACGCGCTCCGAGCTGCTGTATATCCAGATGGCTGGCCGTGGCGTGCGGCCATGGCCAGGCACGGTCGACGGTCTGGACCAGGCCACGGCCGATGAACGCAAGGCGGCTATCGCGGCCAGCCCCAAGCCCGACTGCCTGATCCTCGACTACGAGGGGCACGGCGCCAAGTTCGACCTGGCCGGGCCCGCGTGCCTGCTCTCTGGACTGGATGAGGCCGAGGCCAAAGAGGCCGCAGAGCTGCTAGGCGCTGGCGTCCTTTTCGAAGAGGCCGAGGCTGAGGCCAAGCGCCGGGTGATCGAGCAGGAGAGGCTGGCGAGAGAGTTGGCGGCCCGGGCCGAGCGCGCGGCGGAGCTGCGCAAGAAATCGCCCTGGTCGATGAGCGAAGAGGACTACCTGCAGCTCGGCATGCCGGCGCGGTTCGCGCGCAAGTCGACGGCCGATATGGCCGCGCGTTGCTCCCGGGCGCAGCGAGGTCTGATCTACCGGCTCAACTGCGATGTAGCTCGGATGGAGGGAGCGGCAGACGAGCAGGCCACTGCGCGCAAGGTGTGGCCTGTCAGCGAGACATGGACGAAACGCGCGGCGAGCGATGAGATCACGTACCTGCAACACCGCTTGAAGCGACGGCCGGCTATGACACAGGAGGGTGGCACGCCGTGACTAGCCTGGACCGCAAGACGGCGCAGCGGGCGCAGTACGCGCTCAGGCTGATGTGCGGGCACGGGCAGCGCAAGCGCGAGAAGGTGGCGCCATGAGTGGGTTGCGCCCGTTTTTTCCGTACTACGGGTCGAAATGGCGGGCCGCGCGCGCGTACCCACCCCCGCTGCACAGGCAGATCGTGGAGCCGTTTGCGGGCTCCGCTGGCTACGCGCTCCGCTATCCAGACCTCGAGGTCTTGCTTGTGGAGCGTGATGCTCGCGTGGCTGCGGTGTGGCGGTGGCTGCTGCAGGTCACGCCCGAGGAGGTGCTGTCGCTGCCCGATGTTCCGCCGGGCGTAACCGTCGATGATGTCGGGCTCACGCCACCCGTGAGCTGGTTCGTTGGGTTCCACCTCAACCCCGGCCAAACCGTGCCGGCGAGGCAGCGCTCGAAGTGGCGAACGATCTGGGCGCATAAGGGATGGCATGCCGGCATCAGGCGCACCGTGGCTGCGCAGCTCGCACGCATCCGACACTGGCGCGTGATCGAGGGTAGCTACGAGCTGGCGAGCGCCGCGATTGCAGTCACTGCAACGTGGTTCATAGATCCACCGTACGAGGGTCGCGCTGGCCGTGCGTACCGCGGATCGCGTCCTGATTACCCGGCGCTCGGCTCCTGGGTCGGAGAATTGCCCGGCCAGGTGATCGTGTGCGAGGCGGCCGGCGCCGCCTGGCTGCCCTTCACGCCGATCTGGCAGACCCGAGGCATCAAGGGCCGCTCGCGTGAGGCGGTGTACGTGCGCTACCAGTGATGCACGGCGTGCAGGTATTGCTGGCGAATAGATGCACAACTTGCATGCATAGTGGATCTCAGACACGTGTCCGGTTTCGGCGGTTTCGGACACGATTGCTGACGCCAACGCAACAATCCGATCGCCGACGACGCCATTGATGACATGGGCGGCATGAATATTTTCCCTACATGGCTGGTCCGCCCGCGCAACCTGGCGGAATTGCTGAGTTTTTAATTCCTTGGCGCACATGCTACGATCCAACAGCACCGCGAGCGGAGGTCCCTCGCAGCGAGCACCTTGGAGCGACAGCGACGCCGAAGTGAGCGGCTACGCGAGCGTTCCGGCCCACCGAGTTGGCGCGGCCGCCAGGATGGCAAAGAGGGTCGTGTCAGACAGTTGTGCGAAGCTCGGCGCATGGCACGCCTCAATTATTCACATCCTCGTGGCCGCGCACCAGGCGGCACCCCGGCCGCGCCTCGCGACAAGACGCTCGGCCACGTCGGCATGGTGGGCACCAGCCAACGCCCGTCACCGCCCAGGTGGACGATCCGCACGCCAGCGCAGAGAGCGGCGGACGAGCGCTGGGCACGCACGGCCGCACCGAAGGCCGAGGAAGGCCCGCGGCCGCAGGGGAACGTGCACCTCTGGTAGCCGCACTTCGTGTATCCTGCACGCGATGTACGTCCAGGCCCGATCGCTGATGTTGCAGAGGATTCGCGACGACCTCCACGAGAGGGCAGACGCCGGCGCCTACAAGGACTCGCTCCTGATCCGTCACCTTCAGCGGGCCACGGAGGCGATCTGGGACGAGCTGACGAGCGTGGTGGAGGGGCCCGGGCGGGTGCAGGAGCAGCGGACGATCGCGGCCGGCGACCCGGACGGATACGTGCCTGGATCGCTGGTTCCGATGCCGGCGAGGTGGCGTCGGCTGGTGGTGGTCCGGCGCAACGGGTGCCCACTTGAGCCCGGGACTGTGGATCGCGTGGAGCTCGGGCGCGTGCCCGGGCGCTACTGGGTGGACGGCCCGAACCAGGTGACGAGCCTGGGGCTGCTGGCCGTGTCCTCGGCGCAGCTCCTCACGAGTGAGCCATGGGCGCAGGGCGACGAGCTCGACTGGATCTATGTGGAGCAGGCGCCGCTGTGGGTGGACCCGAGCGACGCGGCGATTGACGTGCAGGTGGACCTGGCCACGCCCGAGATCGCGGACGCGGTGTCGGCAATGGCCACGGCCCGGGCCGTGTCGCGGTCGGACGGCGAGGCGTTGGGGCGGGCGCGCGCGGAGTTCTCGTCGGCACTCACGCGGCTCAAGAGCAGGTCACGAGATTTGCAACAACGGCCGAGGCGCGCAGAGGACTACCAGGGCCGCCGCTGGTAGGTGTATAGTGGGACGCATGGACCATCCCCTGGAGCTACTAGAGCATGCGCTACTGGTCATGTTGGCCCGAGCACCAACGCAACACACCGCCCACGATCTGCGCGGTGATTACTGCGCGCGCTGCGTGACGCAGCGCCTGCAATGCGTGCTGTGGGTAGACCTGCTGTCCGGGTGCGTGAGCGACCCGGGAACGGAGTGGAACTGATGGACGCCCGAGGAACCTGCGACGGACGCCACCGCTCGAGCAAGCGGTGCCCAGACCCCGAGTGCTACATGCGCTCGCCCGAGCTCGCCGCCAGCCCGGAGGGACTGCGGGCCACGGTGGAGCGGCTGGCCGCGCCACGTGAGTCGGACATGGAGAAGTGGGAGCGCGAGCAGGAGGCAGCACAGCACGTGGACCGCGAGCAAGGCGTGCTGGAGCTGTCTCCCGGCCTCGGCGATGGGCGTGAGCGCGGCACCGACGTCACGCTTGCGCCTGGCGAGGCCGCCGCGCACTACGTGGTGGAGCCCATGGTCGAGGTACCGCTGCCATGGCGAGCCGCGCGCACGGATGTGGGAGCGCTCCTGGCCGTGCCCCCGGATCGGGAGGCCAGCCGATATCCGATTCCCATGGGAGGTGGCGTATTCCGCTGGCTCGCCACCCGAGAGGGCGGCTACCAGCGCACCGAGTACGCCCACGCACTGCCGCCGGCGCCCGAGGGCTGGCGGTGGAGCTCGGCCCAGGTGTCGGCCGTGGGCGGCCGCGGGAAGCTACACGTTTCCGCGGCCGTCACCAACGGGACCGAGGGCGAGGGGGCCGAGACCGGGGCCCAGGCGCTGGTGCTCGAGATCACCGGGCGCGGTGGGTACTGCACGGGGCTGGACGTGCTGCTGTTCGCGAGGCCGGCCGAGGTGCGGCGGTGACGAACCGCGACTTGAATGCCCCTGAGCCAGCACCAGTCGCGACTACACGCCGTCCTGTGTGGGAGTTGGTGATTGAGGACATGGCGGCGCGTGATCGCGCCGGCCGGATCAAATACGGCGTGCCACTACAGGCTGGCAATGGGCGTGACGCGCTTATAGACGCCTACCAGGAGGCGCTAGACCTCGTTGTTTATCTGCGACAAGCGATCGAGGAACGCGATGCTCGTGCCGCAGCCGAGCGGACCTACCGCCCAATCCGCTGCCCCCATTGCTCACGCGAGATGGCGGTTGTGGAGCGGGGCACGCATGCGACATGCTTGTCTGGCTGTGGTGACCTCCGCTTAGGTGGTACGCCATGACACGCGACGCGCAGGCCCGCGC